AAAAGGACTGGATAAGATTATCCAGTACCAACTAACATAAGTTGGGATTTCTGATCATGCAATGAGTGGAATGAGCTATAGATAAGTAGTACTGGTGTGTACCTTCTTTACAAAGAGGGACTCTACACGCGTTTCTGCGCAGCCCCAGTCAGAGCATCTTCTAGATGTTGACTCTTATCTATCTTCTCTTAAACTTATATTTAAAGACTTTTCTTTCAGGAAGACTTTTAGTCGTCTTGGAACTTAATGCCGTTGTTGGAAACCAGTAAACATCATTTGACCTCAAGTAAAAAATGTCATAGGACAGATATTAGGATCTGCTCTATTAGATTTTCTATTTGAGTCTTCTAAAAACTTTAGAAGTTTTAAGTCATTTGTTATTTGCTGTTTATTCTTTTTCGACTGCTCGAGTATTCGGAATGTCGATGTTGCGGACTGAACCTGTTCTAATATCTTTAACAAATGATCTAGCTCAAAATGTTTAAGATTAACAGGTCTCATCATCCGTAATGTCAACATATCCTTAAAGAAGACAGTATACATATAACGTCTAACTAAAATAGATCCAGAATGACCTACAAATTGAAGAAACATCTTCATACAGTAGTCATCCGTGTATTTATCTAAGATAGATTTTATTTGTTTACGAACTGCTGCTAAATGGTACCTTTCATCCCTAGAGTAAGCAAAAGATATAAAAGGAACTAAATCCTTTACATCACTTCCTCGTCAATGACGAGCAAGCATATCTTTGGCTCACTGGATGGGAAATCCAATTACTTTACTTTTACCAAAAGGTATTATAATTTGATGGACTTCAGATACTTTTGCTAATATTCATTCAATCGGAAAGACGTTTCTACTAACAAGACTGGTTATAAGACTTAAATAGGAATTGTTATCCTTTTCAGGTCTCATATCATTCATGTTCGATTGTATAATGGTTTTCATTGATGAAAACAAATACTCATTATGCCTCGCTCATCAATAGCTGACTATTGACAAGCGACCTGCAAATGTATCTTGATTAAGAAACATTTTTCAGGAAATCGGAGAAACATCTGTAAGATTGTATGAAGTTCTTTTTGCAAACTCTACTACAGGAGCTTTCTGAATAGACACAACAGATTTTGATGTGTTTATCGGAACTCCGTAGAGAGCCATTAGTTCAACATACTTAGTGGCAAGATTGCGATCAAAAATCACAATATCGTCACCAAGTACCTCATATTGATCTGTTCAACCTTTGTTACCAAGAAGATGGTTACAAAATTGCATAATCAAATGATGAGTTAAAGCTAACATTGCTCAAGAACTTAAGGCTCCCATGGGCTGACCTACTTGATATCTAACTCATTTTTCGGTAATACCATAAAGGTCTTCACCGTTGGCTTTTGAAATGTCATAAGGTCTATTGACCAATATGTCAGATCAGAGTCAAGCTAATTCATCACCTATAATAGGTTTTAAAATAGCAATTTGAAGTAAGATAGGAAGTCGGTCTGTAGCTGAGGATAGATCATATCCAAAGCAACACCCAGATACATGTGACTTAGTTTGCGCTCTTTCAAAAGCAGCATTCTGGTCAAATGTACCATCATTTGGGAGAGTCTTTAATACAGCAAATAAGAAATCGTGTAATGGTTTCAATATGGATTGAGTTCATATATCGACCATTGCAAATATTCTTAATTTACCAGCAGCTTCTTCTTTAAATTGAAGTTGGCCTACTCCATAAGCTACAATAGACTTGACTCAACTTTTCCCTTTATTACTTAAGAATGGATAATTACTAAAAGTAAAAACTTTTTCTTTTTCATTTCAGAGTCCAGCGGAACCAGGTCAGGTCTTTAACTTCAACACATTTCACATATCTAATAATGGAACATTATTAGTTAATTCTAGCCACCTCTGTATAAAAGGGCCTACCCCTGCCTTCATGAGAAGACCGGGATCAGCTCCAATACCGAGACAAGCTATTTTATGTGATGGTGAAGAAGTTTGGAGGAGTAGTATTTGAGCCCTATCTAGATTTAATGGAATTTTCTCTTTTTTAATACTAATAAACTTTTTACTTAACCAAGTAAATTTGTCTAACGTATTTATAAGAAAGGGAATATCCCCATTATATAAATCGGTTATTGTGTTTAATTTTGTCTTTACTGGAGCTTTAATCACTCTATAAAGACCAAATATGCTAAGGTATAATTGTATAACTTGAGTAGAACCGCTTAAAATAGCTTTTCTATCTTTAGTTCCAATTATAGCTGGTAAACCACATTTAG